AAATCAAGGAGATATTATGGAAAATCAAGAAGTATTGAAGGCTATAGCTACCCTTGCTGATAAGGTGAGCCGCTATCACGAACGTTTATTAGCAATGGAAAGAGACAACGAAAGATTACAAAAAGAATTATTAGAGCATAAAAATGTGCCACATATACATACAATTCAAGGTAAACCACATAACTCCGACGCACAGGTAATGGTAACCGGGTTAGATTCCGAAATGGAATGTGAAGCTTGTAGTGCTTAAAAGAAAAAAGTAGCTAGGGAATATCTCCAAGAACCATTTCCAGCCCACTGTAGTGGAGCATGATAAACATCAGATGAAAAAAATATAGCTCTGTTAGGTTTAAACCCAACATGAATACTAAGTTCTAATTCATCGTTTTCTTTTTTATGATAAAAACCTGTGCCATTATTTACAGCTTCTTCACCATACATGTGAATTAAACATTGATGAGTAGCGCCTGTAGAGGAATCAACATGAGGACGAGGTATATCGCTAGCACCTACCATTGTGTATTTTAAATTTAACTGTTTAATATTAAACTTAAAATTATCTTCTATTAATTTTTTTGTAACAACTCCAACATCAGATTGTTCTAGAAGTTTATGTTCATGCCAATACGATCCCTCTAGAGCTTCTCTTAAATCTTTTGGGGGAGCAATATATTCAACAGAAAACATTTCTTGAGTAATTTGATTATACACATCAACAGGGAAAAAGTTTTCTTTAATAAATACTTTACTCATAAGGTATATATAAATAATTAATATCTGATCTATTTAGTGTGTCTAAAGCATCTTCTTTTGTCTCTACTAAAGCTTCTCCAGCTAAATTAAAAGATGTATTAAGTAAAATAGGAACTTGTGTTTGTTGATAGAATAACTCTATTAAATCATAAAAACTTTTGTTTTGTTTTCTAGTTAATGTTTGAATTCTACATGTTCCATCAACATGTGTAATAGATGATATAATTTCTTTCTTATCTTGTTTTACAGGTATGGCATATGACATATAAGGTGACTCTTGTATTCTTCCCATCTCAAACCAATCTTTCGCATGTTCTAATAAAACAGTGCCTGCAAAAGGTCTATACCATTCTCGTTTTTTGATAACATTAACAATATCTTTTCCATCTTTGTTTCTAGGATCAAACAATAAAGATCTATTGCCCAAAGCTCTTGGACCATATTCTGATATATCTTGAAAAAGTGCAACTATTTCTTGCTTTAAAATTTTTTCAATTGCTTCTTCTTTATTTGTAATTATCATACCACAATGCAGCTCCTAATGCTGTACCGCCATCATGAGGACAAGGGTCAACAAAAAAATTCACGTTTTTAAAATATTGAGTGTATTTATAATTGTTTACACAGTTTAAAAAATAACCTCCAGACAAAACAATATTTTTACAATTAGCAGAAACTAAAGCCCGTTCAATAAGATCTATGGTGTATTCTTCTGTAACTTCTTGAGCTTGTTTAGCAAGGTCCTCATCTCGCATACCTTCGCTATTTCCATATGAAGATAGACCCATTGCTTTACCTGGTGCACCATAAGGACCATCACTACACATAGTAAAAGTTCCAAGAGTTCCACATAAATGACTAAACAAAAGTCCAGGATTGTAAAAAGAAGATACATTATATGTACAATTATTAAATTCAAACACACTATTATTTAAATGAGATTCATAATCTTTATTTTTGAATGACTTTAAAATATTTTTAAATTTAATTTTATTTTCTAAATTAGTATAAAGTGCAGAATATTTACCGCTACTGTATTTTTTATATAAAGGATTAATTTTCATATTATCGATAAAATATATACTGTCAACTTCTCTATATATTTCAGGAAAGGGAAACACTTCAGGAAGAGTTGAGGGAGGACAAGTTCCTCCACCGTCAACAACAACACATAGTGCTTCATTAAAAGGAGCTAAATAAAAACCAGCAACAGCGTGATAAATATGATGTTCATTTCTGTTAAAAAAATAATTTTTAATGTTATACTTTTTACAAAGATTTTCTATTATAAGTTCGTCTTCTTTAAAGTGCCTACCCCATGAAGTAAAAACAAAAAGATCATCAAAATCTTTTATTTTTCTAAAGCTTTTGTAATCAAAATCTTTAGCAGAGGGACTCCAATATTTATTTTTATTAAAACGACTTTCTTCGAAAAATTCTACAATTTCTTCTTTTTTGATACATACTGAAGAGTCGTGTGATATATTTACACCGACTGTCATTATTTATTCTGGCGTTTCTCCTAACATGTCAGCCAAAGAAGGAGCAAATACTTTTACATCTCTTCTAATTTTTTCAGCAGTTGTAGACGTTCCTGGATTATCAACATCAGCTTGAGCTGCTGCTTCCGATTCATATTCTACTCCTGTATCAGCATGAGTAATTGTTGTTTCAGTTTTTACTTTGTAATGTGGAATTCTTCTTCCATCACTTGTTTCAATATGTCCAAGTAATTCAGCAGGTTCAACTATCGGCATCGTCTTTTCTCCAATTTATATTAAAACTAATAACAACTCTGTCATCATTAGAATTATTTGTTTGTACTTCATGTTGTAACCATGATGGGAAAAAAATCAAGGAATTTTCAACAGGTTCCCATTGTACGCTGTGAGCGAGGTGTATAGAGGCTTTATCTGTCTTGGGGGGTGATAACACCTCTGACTGTGGTTTAGGCTCTAGAAACACAATATTTCCACACTTTTTAGGGGCTTTTAAATAAAATACACCAGATAAATAGTTGTATGGGTGTGTATGCACATTGTTTCGTGATCCCGGAGGATTTATTATACCCCACATACCAGTCATTTCAGGATTGTAATTATCGTTAATATCCATGTGATTAAAACAATCCTTAGCGTATTTAAGAATGTCACCAACCAATGGATTAAATTTTTTAATGCTATATATTTCATCATGACTGTGCCAACCACCAATGTTAGACCGTGGCATACCCATCTCATCTTTTTCTTTTAATTGATAGATACTATCAATAAGATGTTCATGGCCTTTTAATTGTAATGAAAATATAGGAGTAATAAATAAAGAGTGTAAGTCCATCTTATACCTTTCTGTGATGAAAATTTCCAGATATAGATACTCTTTCTATATCAGTGTCATTTTGGCTAGTGTAATGAAAAACTTCACTAGGAAAAATTAATAACATTTTTTCTTGAGGTGTAATGTATCTTTCAACAACTTGACCATTCCAAAATAAAATAAATCTTAAATCACCCTGTTTTTTAATAAATTTAGGATAGTATACAAAAGAACAAAGAGCAGGTGCATGATTATGAAGGGCTGTTGATGCTCTATGTGGAATTTTATGTATCCAAATATCTTCATATTGTAATGGTGTACACATTATACTTTCTGCTTTTGTATGTATTGTTTGTTTAAGATCTTGAAGCATTGGTGTCTTAGGGTATTTATAGTCCTCAAAAAAAGTTTCTTCATTGTCATTATTTTTTTTAATATGACTTTGATCTACCTCTTTTATAAGAGCGTCTGTATCTAAATCTATGTAGTCTTCAAATACCTGAACAATTGCCAATACATGGCTTTTTGTTTCCAATTTAGAGTTGTCCTTTCGTGACCTCCATAAAACTTGCTATAATGTGCACCTGATTGGCAGCATTAGCTTGGACTTTAAGAATATCACTTTCTTGTAGAACCAATGGCTGTTCCAATAGTTCTTCTGTTTTTTTTGTAGTAATACTTTTTTCTTTAAATATTTCAAAGGTTGCAGCACCTCGAACAACTTCAACATCAACTAATGTTGTGTTAGCCGAATCATTGCAAACTAAAAGAGATTTTACTACATCCGTAGTAGGCATGACTGGTGGCGTTGCACCAGGATCAGCCGTTGGAACTGTTATAACAGTTGTTAAATCTGTTGTGGTAACATCTACCATTGCGCTTTTAAAAGTATTAGCCAAGGAAAAAAGCCTCCGACTGTGATTCTTCTTTTAAATCTTGTTGGTAGTTTGTATTGAGTAAAAGAATAATTTGATCTAGTAATGAAGTCATTTGATCAAATTGATTTGGACTATATTCTTCCGTTGCGTTTGGTAATCGTGTAATTGTTATTTTAGCCATTATCTTCTTCCGTCTGGTCTAAGTTGTAACTTGGTAGATCCAAGTCTCCAAGCTGTGTCATCGACTGTGTTAGTTTCATATTTAATTTTAACCGCTCTACCTCTACCTCTTATATCAACTTTTTCTGTAGTGTTAGAAATAGTGCCTGTTGTAGATACATTAGATGCAGATTGTGGATATTGTTCTAATGTTAAAGTAGCTGTCATATTATTAGCCAAGTTATCAAAATCAGGAACTAATTTACTTACGGACATAAGTTCATCACCATCAGCAATTTCAACAGATCCCGTTGTTAAAAAAGCAGAAATAGCTGTACCATCTGCTTGATTATTGCCAGATTCATGTTCATAAATTTCAGAGGAGCCACCAGTTAATCCAAGTATAGTTGATACGTTAGCTACTGTTCCAAAATATTTAGTTGCAATTGGTTTTTCATATACGTAAGCACCAAGCCAAGATGTTCTACCTTCAGTAACTGTGTACCAAGTATTTTCTAAATAATTGTAAGCTACTGCTCTATCTATAGATAATCCGTTAGCAGATTGATAATACCAAATAATTTCATTAAAAGCTGTGTTTAATCCACATGTTGTATCACCTCTGCCTGTGTAATTTAAATCATCAAATACATAATCTTGTACTGAACATGGCATTTTTTTGACAACACCATCATACATATAAAAAGCATTGTCTGACATCCAGTATGCTCTGCCATTTATTTCTATTGCTGCATGTTGTGCTATTAATCCACAGTTTGCACCAAGTTGTCTAAGACCAAAAGTAAAAGGTGTCCCTACAAACTGAACGCCGTGAAGTGAAGTGTCTGTCCAAACAAGTATTTGACCTGATGATTTAACAGCACCAACTATTCTAGAACCATCCGATATACGAAGTGAACCAGCTTCATTTGTTGCAACTGGTGTATAATCTGTAGCATCTTCTCTGTCAGAAAATCTAAATAATAAATCATCTTGTGTAGCCGCATTACCTATTATTGTTTCTGTACCAAAAATCATTAAATGTCTTGTGTCAGTGGATACTAAACTAAATCTAGAAGCGGTAGGAGCATTAGATAAAGCTGTTGCTCTTGCATCTATTGCACCAGAAATATCTTTTATATATGTGCTGCCATTTAAAACTGTAGCAATTAAATCTTCACCAAAGTTATCTAGTGACCAAGTTCGTGCAGCAATAGTGACAGTTGACGAAGTACGTGGAGTGTTCCAAGTGCTTAATGACCATGTTGATACACCCCATCCATATCCAAATGTTGAAGAAGTGGGTCCAATATTTATTTGATAATTAGCATTACCTGTTCCACCCCCACTAGCAGTAGATCCAGAAGCTGCGCTTGTATGTGTAACTTTGTAAGTATTAGCGTCAACATAAGTTGTAATTTCAAACTCGTTATTCATGTCTAAACCATCTATTGCAGAGAATGAATCAAAAGTAACAAAGTCTCCTTCATCAGCTCCATGATTTGCGTCAGTTACTGTAACTGTTGTTGTACCATTTGTAGCAAAAGGATTTGTTAATGCCTCTGTTTCTCTAATTGGTGTAATGTCATAAAGAGCACTACCAGAAAATAAATATAGTTTTCTATCGGTTCCTAAAGCAAGATATCTGGTTCCGTCTAAACCAATCCAGCTATGTGTATCACGGACCACGCCCACAATACTTTTGTTAGGATCAGGTAGATATGTCCAACCTCCCCATCTTTCAGGTTTTCCGTAATGAAACCGTACAAAATTTGAATCAACATACTTACGTTGATCTCCTGCTGAATAAGCGGTATCTTGTTTATCAATGCCTGGTTGGAACTTTAAATCTACTAATTTCATGGCTAATTATTCTACCTTATTTTATCATAAAGCTAAAGATCAATTTTAGGTTCAAACCATATAATAATGGCAAATCTTGGTGAAGTTGAGTCTCCTGTATAAAGTAAAGGGGAGTGTATACAATCTTTTGACTTAAAGAGAACAGCTCTATTGGGATAACAGCCAATTGCTGTATTTAAATCATATATTCTTTTTTTTGGTAATTGTTCATAACTGTAAAATCCTGTACCAGAGTTTAACTTTGAGTCTCCACTTAAATAAATCATTAAATGTTTTTCATTTGGAAATTCATCAATGTCTATATGGGGACAAGCTTCCTTTGTATTTGCCAAAGTAAAAGCAGCTTTGTTTACTCTTTTAATACCGATCTTAAAATGTTTTATTATATCTTTTTCTATTTCTTTTAATAAATTATCTTTTTCATCAATTACATTAGAGAAAAAAGCATGCTCTTTTGTATCATTATTAGTATCAGCGGCGTACAAATCATTACCATAATCTAATGTGGTGCTATAAACTTTAAGTTTATCAAACAATTCTTTAGATAAAAAATTATCTTTTATTTGTATGTCTAAATTCATTTCTTTTTTTGAGGTAAAAATTGAGTAGCTACATTACCTTTAAATGAATAATTACCCATGTGTGTCATACCACTAATAATATCAGCATATATTTTACCGCCTATTTTTTGCCATAAACGACAAAATGCATAATCTTCAGACAAATATCTTTTGGTATTTGGCTCTATCATTGTGTCAAAAAAAGCATAATTCCAATCGGATGTGTCATGATAATCAAATGTTTTGTCATGAAGATCATTTAGATGTTGATCAGATTTAAATTTTAAGTCAGGGTATGCTAACGCCATTTTTTTAAATACGTTTCTTTTTATTAACATAAAACCAGTTGCGCCGTCTAATACCTCTATAAATCCTTTTTTAGCTTCAACATGTTTTGGATCTTTAACATTTAAATTATACATTAGAGAAGAAGCGTGTAATTCATCTTCACTAATATTAGGATTTTCTTTTATTTTAGTTATAGCTTTGGTCCAGTTAATTTGTTTACGAGGATATACACCTGTCACTACGTCCTCATCTAAGTCCAACATACGAAAGACAGACTCAGGATTAAAAGCAATATCAGCATCAATAAACAAAAGATGAGTATATTCTTTATTATCCATAAACAATTGCACCAATGTATTACGAGCCCTTGTTACTAAAGACTCATTACCAACAGTTCCAAATTGTAATTCTATTTTTTTCTGTGCAGCTAGGGCTGTTAATTGTAAACAACTTTTAAAGTAATCTGCTGTAATCATGTTGCCATAACACGGCGTACCAATAAAAATTTTAGGTGTCACTATAGCTCACTGTTAAATATTCTATTTTCTTTAGCCAATCTTTAGGTATAGCAATAGCACCACCACCTGTAATATCATCTTTGTCTTTACTGTAAGATCTCATAATAACTATTCTTTTATCATTATTAACAACCATCCAACCTACTTCTTGGCACACGGCCAACGGTGCATTAATAATTTCTTTTATATCAAGCCACCCAGTTTCTGTATCACGGGCATCGAGCCATGTCACACGGACCATCGGTGTTTTGTTTATGTCAAACATTTTCTTTATAAAATATATTAAGTGTATATCTTTTAGAACTGTCTCCAAAAGATTGTAAATCTGAGTGTGGTATTTTTAAACCATTAAAAAACAATGCTCTGTTCTCTACAAAACCTATATGCGATGATAACTTTTCATTATGTAGAAACCCTGTGCCGTTGTTAAGTAAAGGTTC